TTTCCTCGGTTCCATCCAGATCATCAGGTCCACTAAGCGGTCGGTCACCCAGTCCAGCAGGTTGTAGATCAAGCCCCGCATTGGCCGTAGCTTCAAGCTCCTCATCCACGTTAAAGTCGTCGCCTAGTACATCGCCTTCGGCAAGCTCACGCAGTAAGGTTTCTTGCGTGATGGTGCCTGCGGTGTAAAGCTGCAGCAGCGCTTGGATCTCCTGCGGCTCAAGGCGCATGCCCAGGAAATCACGATTGACATAGCTGCTGCCAGGCGATGTGCTGTTGCCGATGTATTGCGCATGAAACTGTAAACAGTTGTCGATCATGTCTTGCACATTCTGCGCAATCACCATCATCGTGCTGTCGCCTTGGCTGCGATCAATGCGCTTTGCCTCAGCAGTTTCAGCAGATAGCTTCTGGCCCAGCACTGCCGATAGCCCTAACTCGTTGATCTGCAGTGCAAGCTGCTCAAGCCTGCGGAACTGATAATCAAAACTGCGGCCAGCAGGTTCGATGTATTCAGCGCGGCCATCAGCGGGGAATGCGATCGCCTCGCCGGGTCCAGCGCTGACTTCCTCTGCTGCAGATGGGAAGCCATAAAACGCCAGCATCGGCACGGCGCTGATGTGGAGCTGGTTATCGAGATCGCTCTGGATCTGATACGCCTTCAGGTTTAGCTCAGCAATATCTTCCAGCGGCGGACGTGACTCCATGAAGCCATGGCGCTGCGCATAAGCAACTGAGAAGGGAATCTTACTGAGGCTTGTGCGGCCCTCGTCGACAACCTTAAAGTCGCCGTTGTCTTGCTTCTGGTGTAGTTGAAACTCACCTGGTGTCAGCACCCGGATTTGCTCGACTGCCTTCTCTCCAAACTCACCATCAGGAACTGTGACCGTCTCGGCAAGCCGCAGTTGCGTCAACACTTGCCGGCCTTCCTGCTGCTCAGCACGCCAACCAAGAATCTGCCGTGGTGTGTAGGTCACCCAATAGGGCCTACCCCCATCAGCAGGTGCATCCACCAGTACACCAACGTGGCCATAACGGACCATCTTGCGGGTGGTTTCGTAGGTCCAAACATTGAGGTCATTGCCTTGTAGGTCAACATCAAACAACTGCTCGCGGATCACGTCGGCCGTGTCGTCAAGCCGCACCGGCTTGCGCGTCAACATGCCGGCCAGCATCCGCTCTAGTCGCTGGTAATACGGCGGGCATACGCTGCGTGCTAGGCGGTTGTCGTAGGACTCATCCAGCTCGCGCGGCTCCTGCGGCAGATAGCGCCGATGTTTGCGGCGCATCCCATAGGTGCCTTGCAGCAGGTCTTCAATCAAGATCCAATGCGCCTCTTGTGCATACCACGCCGTATTGGCATCCTGCACGCGAGTAACGCGGCGCTGCGCAATCGGCCGGTCGTAGTTGTTAAAGCCGGTGTACATTACAGCGCCGCAGTCATGAATGCAGTTTAAGCGGCAGTCAGCGTGATGCTATTGCGGCCAATCTTGATGTCAAACTCAGCGCCGGGCTCGTAACCCATCTCGCGCAGGTAGCCATCGCCAATCTGCAGCTTGCCGTTGAATTGCACCTTTGCCTTGTAGGTTAGGCCGCGGCCGCGCTTTGCTGTCTTGTTGCCTACTAGGTCAACGCCTTTGGCTTCCAGCAGTGCTTCATAAAACTGCGTGAATGCCACGCGATCCTTGATCACGTAGCCGCAAGCACGCACCAGTTCAGACTTGGGCGCATTACCCAGTTCTTTGACCTTGGCGAGTAGTTCGACGCCCTTGAGCATGGGTAGAGTTAATGATTGGCGGAATCAATATAGCCTGATGCCTGTAGATCGCCCAGCACCTGCGTGCAATGGGTTGAATTCACGCCAGACCAAGTAGCCGAGCGCATCGTTCATGTGGTCATGGCCGGCGTCCTTGTCAGGGTCGCCCTTGTCGGTGTAGCACTGCAGCTCTAGGCATTCGATCAGCCGCTTGCATCGCTGGTGGATGGTGAGTCTGACCTGACCCTTGCCGTTTTCCAGTAAAGCCTGAACAGCAGCCACGCGATCACGGACGGGAGGATTTGCGCGTGGTGACTGGTTTGACATGCCGTAGGACTCCAGGATCTGAATATCGGTCTGGCTTGCGTTGGTGCTGCGGTTACCGCCGCTGGCATCTGGGTAGATGTAGATACGCCGCTGCGGATAACGCGCTTGGATCTCTTGCGCCAACGCGTCGGTGTCATGGGCGCCGCTGATCTCATCAATCACTAGCAGGCTGCTGCCAGTGCGGACGCCGATTACAGCAGACATGTTGCCAACGTTGAAATCAACGCCAATGCGTAGCGGCTCGCGGTCTAGGCCTAGCAGCTCGGCCACCACGTGCTTGTCGCGGCTGAAGCGGTCATAGATAGTGCCGGTGGTGAGGTTGACGAACTCACCGTCTAGGTAGGCCCGCAGCAGGTTTGGGTCGTAGTTCGCTTCGAGGCGCTCGATAAAGTCCGGCGGCAGATGCGGGTTATCTGCTGACCGCATCTTGATCAGCTTGCGGTCAGCGCGTCCCTTGGCATCCTCACTGCCGAACGTGTTCCACATCCAGCGGAATCCTTCTGGTGTAGATGCAGCGCCAAACTGCCGCACGTTGCCGGAGCGCAAGCGGCCAAGGATCTTGGGGAATGCCTTGTTGGCGATAGATGGCGTCACTGTGTCGATCTCATCGGCGAGTACCCAAGCAAGGTTCAATCCGATGATGCGGCTCCAGTTCTCAAAGCTGCGGCACAGGATCTTGGTATCACCGCCTGGCAGGTGCAGCATGTACTCAGGCAGCGGTGATGCCCTGAAGGTGTACGGAATCTCATATGCCTCTAGGAAGTTCTCGAAGTCGTTCTGCCAAATGTCGCGGATCAATGGGCCGGTCGGCTCCATCACTGCACCGATGAAGCCTTGATTAGCCGCGGCCAGCATCACAGCCTTGGCGCACAGCGCACGTGTCTTGCCGGCGCCATAACCAGCTGAGATGCCGATGATCTGCGTGTCGCTGTCGTCTACAAACGCAAGCTGGCCAGGGTGCAGATCAGCGCGGATGCGTTGCAGCAGATCGCCCGTGTCCTCTTGCGTTGCAACATCCATAAACCCAAGCAGGCTGCCGGGTTGGCAGATGCCGGCGAGCAAGCTCATGACATTTCAAACCGCAGCAGCTTGGCCTGATCTTCTAGGGCTTTGATTGCAATGCTGAGGTTCCCCTTGGCGCGTGCTTCACGCTCGTAATCTTGCAAGCGAGCGACAGCAGCAGCTAGCCACTGCGGCCGCTCTAGCTCTGCATCCAACGCCATGAGCTGGCGAGCGCGAGACATGTAAATCTCTGCCTGACGCTCGCCTACATCCCATGTTTCCGACGCAAATCGTATAATTTGCGTCCTACTGTGTGCACGCAAAAGCAGATCATAAACGGTGTTTACCCGCTGATCTGATTCGGAGTTGGTGCACTTTTTAGCCACCGTTTAGCCCTTAATTTGCACAGGCATTACAAGATAAGTTACACCATCCACGCCACTAGGTGTCAATACCACGGGTGTGGTTGCCGTATTGACGTGCAGGGTGATGGCTTCTGCAGGCTTGAACGCCTTGATGCCGTCTAGCAGGTAGTGGACGTTGAACGCCCATGCGCCATTGGCGGTGCCTTCCACCTTGAGCAGCTCCTTGCCGTTGTTGGCGTCTGATTCAGCGGTGATGGCAATGGTGCCACCTACAGCCTCGATCTTGACGATGGAGTTGTGCGCATTGGCAATGATGGCAACACGCTCCAAGGCACGGGTCAAGCGGCGACGATCAGCGGTGATGGTGCTTTTGAACTCAGCGGGTACCAGTCTGGCCACGTCTGGGTAGGTGCCATCCATGATGCGGCTGTAGATGGTGATGCCATCGCCTGCGTCGATCACGGCTTGCCCTTTGGCAACGGCGATGGTAACCACGCGATCCTGCAGCAGGCGCATGGTGCTGGCTGGCAGCACGAGGTCTAGGCCATCTGGCAGATCAATGGCGTAACGCATCAGGCGATGCCCGTCAGTGGCCTCCATGTGACCACTGCCGAGGTGGATGCCTTGGAGCATCTGCTTGCTGGCGCCAGTGCTGGCAGCTGCCATGCAGGCACGGATGCCAGCGGACAGGTGCAGCTCGCTCGTAGCAGCGTCTACAACCGGCAGCGCGGGGTAATCCGCCGCATTGGCCGCTGCAAGCCCGTAGGAGCCCGCAGAAGCCGTTAGAGCGCCATCTGCGAGGGTCAGAGCCTCATCGCCGTCAAAGCGGCTCACAAGGCCAGCCAGCAGCCGATACGGCAGCGCTACGGCGCCATCGGTCTCCACTGCCGCTGGGATGGTGACGGTGATGCCAAGGTCAAGGTTGAAGCCGGTGATGGTCATGACACCACCAGCGGCTTGGATCAAGCAGCAATCAAGGATCGGATGGCTGCTGCGATGGCCAACGGCTGGCGCGATGGTGCGCAGCGCGTGATCGAGATCGGCTTGGCAGGTAACGGCTTTCATTTGGCGGTGGCGGCAGTGACGAGGCTGGTGATGATGCGTTGGTAATCAGCGGCAAAGCTATCCACAAGGTCCATGGGTAGCGGTACGCCGTCATCAATGGCGGTGTCGGCTTTGGCTGCGGCGTACGCCACTGCCTGGGTCATGGTCTCATGC